TGTGTTCAACTGTCCAAGAACGAACTTCTGCAACGGTTGTTTGACCGGCACTATCTGCACCTACAGATACTTTGCCGTTCTCGCCTGTATATGTTGCCATATTAGTCCTCCTTTAGATTGTTAGGTAAAATTACATCTTCACCTTCATCGTCGTCAGTGATTTCAATCACATCGTTCAACTTTGGTGTTGTTGTTTTCTTACGCTTCTTTTTGGTTGTTGGTGAAGTCACTTGTGCCTCAATACTCATTTTGTATTTTGACCCTTGTGACGCTTTCTGACCCAATGGAATATCATCAAATAATCTCCATCCCTGATCAAGAAATCTTAAAACTCTGTCTGCTTCTACTTGCACAACTTCTTCGTTGTTGTCAATCATTTTTACATATTTTACTTGCATTACACCGCTCCTTTCGTAAATGAATATCTAACTTCTGCTGTCATCAAAAACTCTCCCAATGGTGGAGTCCTGTCAATTATTTCTACAGAAGTTATGTGTGTCGTCGCCGCCCTCAATGTGTTCAATTCTCTTGTTCTATCTGAATTCAATGTTTCTTCTATTCTTTCAATCAATTCATTTCTTTTTTGGTCCACAGTGGTCACAGATCCTGATCTACCATCTGCCCTTACAAAGCCTCTGATATTGACCTGTATTGTGCCTCTCCTAGCACCACCCATCGCATGGTCTTCTCTTACTTCGTTACCTGTGGTTACAAGTATTGCAGGAAATTGTGTAATTGCTAATTTTAATATGTCTATTGGTTCCCTTGTGACAAAAGAAGGTCTTGGATAAGTCATGTCTGTTAAGACATCTATAATATTCGTGGTTGCGTTTTCTCTGTTTGACATCTACTACCTTTTTAGGCGTAGATAATAACTTGGTTCCTTTTCATCATCTGTGACTGTGCCTGATGAATCCAAATCATATTCTATGCCGTCCCTCAACACAAGATCAAATTCGCGTTCATACTCTTTACGATAGAACTCCATCTTTCTTTCAAAGATGTCTTGGTCTTGGTCAAATTTTGCTAATTTTGGATAGATGTGAAACCCTAATGCTTGATAACAAGCCGCTCTTGTCAATTGGCTTGCTGTGTATAAGTCATCATCTGGTTCGTTGTTGCCACCTGTGATGTATTTTAGATCATACAGTCCTGACATATGAGTGGGCCACCATCTGATGCGTAAATCACGGAAAACATCGTTCTGTGCTTTTGTAATTTCTTCGCTGAAGTCTGGTATACCAAATCCTAGTATGTCTGGTTCGTATTGTGTAAGATCTGCAATGGTTAAAAGTGTTGCCATAATATGGGTTCCTGCCCTTTCCTTTAATACAAGCAAGTTCTACTTGCCTTGATATGATTATTTATTCTTATACTCAAAAAGAAAGGGCGAAAGTTTCCTATCGCCCCTTCTTATATGCCTAGCAAATATTAATTGCAGACTGTTATTTATTATAACGATGCTTTTCCTAAGATACCAACACCGTATTCGTCAAATAGTTCTGCTGTTGCATAAGCCATTGAACCTACGATCTCGTCCGCTCTTAAAGAAGCGTCTCTTTGAGATTCAACTCTGATGTTTCTCTTAACCATGTAACCTATTGCATCTTGTGTGAATGCACAACCTACAAAGTTGCCTGTTCCTGAAGTTGAATCGTTGATGTCTTTACCAACATTGTTTGATTCTAGGATGATTGCTCCTCCGATTGAACCAACAACACCTGAAGTAAGAACTGTGTTTCCTACTTGTGGTGGATTAGCCATGTTAGTGTTACCAGCACCTGCTAATTGGATCTTAAGATCCATTGCTTGGAATGGATGCAGAACTACAAATACTTGTCCTCTTGCATTTTGTGATCTTAATTGACCAACTGCTTTGAAGATAGTAGTTGCTGTGATACCGTCGCCTGCCGCACCAACTCTGTTTGAGAATGATGGGAACAATGCCGCGATCTCGCCGTCTACTTTGTTAACCATTGCTTCACCCAACTGTCTTCCAACTGCCGCCGCAACATCTTCTTGTGCAGTTTCTTTTGCAAGATCAGTTAAAGTTACCTTAGCACCTCTTTCAGCCGCTGACATCGTGATTGATGTAGTGTTGAAAGCCGTGTTTGCTGTAAGGTCTGTTCCGTCAGTTAAATCACTAGCAGAGATGGCAGGATATTTTGGAACCTGTGCTGTTAAGCCTGGAGTTCCTGTCATGTCGTAATTTCTTACAACAGGTCTAATAACTGCTTGTTCACTGTAAGTGTATAAAGCCGACTGAACGATGTTTGCATAAAGTTCGCTTACTACCGAACTTGTTATTTCATTAGCCATTTTATTTCTCCTTTGTTATAAAATGTTAAACAGAGATCCCCTTGGATGCCATGATCTTTCGATATTGCTCCCTGTGTTCAGGATTACTCATGTTTAGTTTGCTTATATCGTTGTCTGTCACAGTCTGTTGCTTGCCTGCCCCTTGTCCTGTGCCTGACCCTGAAGGTCCTGCTGAAACAAAGTGTGGGTTCGCTTGAAGAAACTCCTGCACCAAGTCTTTAACTTGTATGGGCTCGCCTTTATCGTTGTAACGGACTTGCCCGGATGTTGTGTCTATCACATCAACTGTGCCTGTTTCATTCAACTTCAATTGTCCTTTTAAAAGTTGTGTCACCTGATTAGGATTCACCGCTTTAAGACTTGAAGCCTCACTTAACAATGCTCCGTCAATCTTGATAGAAGTAAGTTCTGACTGATACTGATCGATTTTGGATGCAAATTTGTCCGCTTGTTCTTTCAACAACTTTTCAAACTCGCCTCTTTTTTCCAAATCAGTTTGTCTCGCCTTTTCTTCTGCCTCGACCAACCTGTTGTAGTGATCAACATCAATGCTTCCATACTTTTTATCGTATTTGGCTTTTTCCTTTGCTACCCTTTCAGCAACTATTTTATTAACTGCCTCTTGGGAGAAAGTTTCAGTCTTTTCTTCACTGACTGTTGTCTTTGCCTGCTGTTCTTGTTCAGGAGCAGTGTCCTGAGATTTTACCGCTTGTGTTTCTGCGTCCATTATGTCCTCCTTTTGTATAATGAGTTAGAGTGCCCTCCATGTGTTTACAAACACATTAGAAATTTATTTATTATCTTTTTTTCTTTTTGCCTCTTGTCGCTGGTCTTCTTGAACCACCACGACGAGATGACATCTTCTTTTTACCTCTAGTAGTTGCCATTATGCGTCCTCCTGTTCTTAGTTTAAATTTTCTCTTTGACGGTCTTGGACCAATCAAAGAAGAAACTGCTGATGCTGATGTTATCGCCATGCCTTCATACTCCAGTATGCTGGTGATAATGTTTTTTGTCCTTTCACTTTGTCAAGCACAGCACCCATTCGTGCCAAAAATGATCTTTGTCTTGCAGGATTATTTTTCTTGATAGTCATGCCTTTCTGTCCAAAGTTTATTTTTTTGACATTGCCTGTGCGTCTGTCTCTAACAAACACTTTAAATTTTTTTACATCACCTCTGGATGGTGTGTTTAGTTTTACTGTTCTACCTTGATATTTTGCCATGTATCCATGTCCATATCTTTTTAAAAAAATCTTTTATCTTTTTCATTATTTTCTCCTGTTTGCTCTTCTTCTTATATCAAGGTCGTGTTTCCTTGAACCTCTCA